AGACATGTCGAAAGTGGGGCTACCAGATAGCCACAGTCGATGGTCAGAACGTACAGGTTGCTAATTATAGAAGCAGAGACGGTCAGCTTGTTGGGCAGAAGATTAGATATGCCGACAAGTCATTCAAGGTACGAGGTGAACTACTAGGACTGTACGGTCAGCATCTTTGGAAAGACGGTGGACCAAGGGTCATCGTTACCGAAGGCGAGATAGACGCACTGTCTGTTAGCCAAGCATGGGGTAACAAGTGGGCAGTCGTCAGCATACCGCACGGTGCTGGGTCGGCTAAGAAGCATGTGGCACAGGCGTTGGATTGGTTGGAACGGTTCGACAGTGTCATCTTCATGTTCGATATGGATGATGCTGGGAGAAAGGGAGCAGCCGACTGCGCCCAGCTCATAACACCTGGCAAAGCTAAGATTGCAGAGCTGCCACTAAAAGACCCGAATGACCTGTTGGTCGAAGGACGTTCAGCCGACATTGTGCAAGCCACATTCAACGCAAGGGAGTACCGACCTGACGGCATAGTCGGACGGGAAGAACTGTGGAACGTACTGAGTGAAGAGACACACACCAGCAGTGTGCCGTATCCCTACACAGCACTGAATGGAATGACCCACGGACTAAGGCTAGGTGAACTGGTCACGGTCTGTGCAGGGTCAGGTATAGGCAAGTCGTTGTTCTGTCGGGAGATAGCCTACCACCTACTCATGCAGGGTGAGACGGTTGGCTACATCGCGTTGGAAGAAAGCGTAAGGCGTACAGCGTTAGGCATACTTGGTCTGCACATGGGCAAACCGTTGCACCTTGAAAGCAAGCTGGACCTTGACGAGTTGGCTGAACCGTTTGGTCAAACCATCGGCAACGGTAACTTCTTTACCTACGACCATTGGGGTAGCTGCGACAGTGACAACCTGCTCAGTAAGGTCCGTTACCTTTGCAAAGGCATGGGGTGTAGCTGGATATTTTTAGACCATCTGTCAATCGTCGTATCGGGGTTTGCAGGGGATGACGAAAGACGGTTGATCGACAACACAATGACCAAACTACGGTCGCTCGTTGAACAAACAGGGTGTGGCATGGTCGTCGTTTCTCATCTCAAAAGACCTGCGGGGGTGGGTCATGAGGAAGGAGCGACGACCAGCCTTGCCCACCTACGAGGCAGCGCAGCCATAGCCCAACTATCGGACATAGTGGTGGGCATGGAACGGAACCAACAAGCAGAACAGTCAGCCAATCAGACACGCATACGTGTGTTGAAGAACCGTTTCACAGGAGAGACGGGACTGGCTGGCGAACTTTACTACGACAACGACACAGGAAGACTAAATGAAACGGATACTACTGCTCTTAAATCTGGCACTGACATTACCGTCGATAACGCTCCGTTCTAGCGGTGATAAACGCACGGACCTGTTCAGGGCCATACGTGATGTGGAAAGCAACGGCAACATGTGGGCAGTCGGTGACGACGGTATGTCCATTGGTCCGTACCAGATCAGTTACGACTACTGGCTGGACGCATGTAAACAAGACCCGTGGTTGAAACGTGGGTCATGGTTGCACTGCATCTTCAGACCGTATGCCGAGCGAACAATGGCTGCCTACTGGAAACTATACGGACCAGCCGTACCTAGCTACGAGCAACTGGCACGTATCCATAACGGAGGACCACTCGGCTACAAAAAACCACAAACCAAAGCGTACTGGAGGCGCGTGCAAGGACGACTATGACTAAGGGAGCTTACGTAAAACTGAACGAGATGGAGCAGCGGTTGGTCAAGACGGTTGCTAAGGGACGACGAGACTTTAACACGTTGCGCGGCACGAAGCGTGTGAAGTACCCAGCCGTTAGTGACGAGTACCTGCCTGACATTGAGGGGTTTGCTGGTGAAGTAGCCTTTTGCAAAATCTTCAACATCTTCCCCGACATGGACATACGACCCGTCACCCATGAAACAGACGACGGTGACTGTCTGTGGAATGGTCTACGTATTGACGTGAAGACAACCCACCGACCTGAAGGCAAGCTGCTGTGCAGCAACAACAAAAAGATTGGTCTAGTTGATTACTACGCACTGATGACAGGTGTGTTCCCCATGTATTTTTACAGGGGTGTTATCTCCGCTGAAGAGATGCTGGTCAGTGAACGCATGACCACGCTTATGCCCGTACCTGCCTACGTTGCCGACCAAGAAGAACTGTATGAACTAACAAACCCACAACAAGAAAAACGATGAAAGACGTAACACTATACTTCGACATAGAGACGAACGCAGTCGAAGACTTTGCCACGCTCAAGGGTGTGGAAAAGATACACTGCATGTCGGTCTATAATCCGATCAGCCAGAAGATGACCACCTTCACCACCGACACAATCCACATGGGTTTAGCCATGCTTGGTGAAGCAAAGTACATCTGTGGTCACAACATTATTAACTTCGATCTGCCAGTCATGAAGAAGCTGCTGAACTGGCAACCCAACGGTAACGTGTTGGACACACTGGTCACCAGTAGGTGTATGCATAGCGACATTCGTGGCGTGGACATGCAACGTGGTGATGATTTTCCCAAGGAACTGTGGGGCAGTCACAGTCTCAAAGCATGGGGCTGGCGACTAGGACTGACCAAAGGTAACTACGGTGAGCAGGAACATGCTTGGGACACATACAACGAAGACATGAAGGACTACTGTGAGCGTGACGTACTGGTCACTGTAAAGCTTGCACAGTTCCTGAAGGAGGATGAACCGTCCGTCAACATGCTGACCATCGAACACAGGTTCGCTAATATAATAAGAAGGCAGGAGCTTCGTGGCTTTACGTTTGATGAAGCAGCAGCACAGGACTTGTTGCAGACGCTGACCGTTCGACGGGCTGAACTACGTGACGAACTACAGACTGTCTTTCCACCAACACACGAAGAGATGAAGACGGCTGCTGGCTGGTCTGTTGTTGTGGACGGTGAAGAATACACAGCCAAGACCAAGGGTGATTTAAAGGCTGTGTTGAAAGAAGCAGGACAACCACAGGCAAGAGCCAATGATGCTGAGAAGCAAGGCAACAAGATCAGGACAACACCCTTTAATCCAGGAAGCAGGGAACAGATAGCAGCTCGTCTTAAAGCTTTAGGGTGGGAGCCGACAGTCTTTACACCTGACGGTCGTGCAAAGATTGACGAAGGTGTACTCAAAGGTATTAACCATCCGTCAGCAGTAAAGCTGTTGGAGTACCTGATGGTTGTGAAACGTCTGGGACAATTAGCCGAAGGTAAGAACGGTTGGCTCAGTTGTGTACAGAACGGACGTATACACGGTCAGGTCAACACCAACGGAGCCGTCACAGGACGTTGTACCCACAGCCTACCTAACGTAGCACAAGTACCAGCAGTCCGTGCTGAGTACGGCAAGGAGTGTCGGGCATTGTTCACAGCAGGTGAAGGCTTTGACCTTGTTGGTGTGGATGCTAGTGGACTGGAGTTACGTTGTCTTGCCCACTACCTAGCACTGTTCGACGGTGGTGAATACGGACGCTACCTGTTGGAAGACGATATTCACACCGTCAACCAAAACGCTGCTGGTCTGGAGACAAGGGACCAAGCCAAGACGTTTATCTACGCATTCCTGTATGGTGCAGGTGACGCAAAGATAGGTGACATTGTTGGGGGTACAGCCAAAGAAGGTAAGCAACTGAAGACACGGTTCCTTGCCAAAACACCAGCACTGGCTCGCCTCAAGAAGATCGTTGAGGAACGTGTTAAAAAGTACGGCTTTCTCAAAGGCATTGACGGACGTGTGCTTCCTATACGCAGCGAACACGCAGCACTAAACACATTACTACAGTCGTGTGGTGCTGTTGCCATGAAGCAAGCGTTGGTTCGATGTGACCAAGCCCTGCGAAAATTAAGCTGGCAATACGGAAAAGATTGGGCATGGGTAGCTAATATCCATGACGAATTTCAAGCAGAGGTTGACCCACTCAAGGCTGACTCTTACGGCAAGATTGCTGTGGAGAGCATACGCATTGCTGGTGATGACCTGCGTTTCAACTGCCCACTCGATGGTGAGTACAAGGTGGGCAAGAACTGGGCAGACACACATTGACCCGTGAATCCGAGACAACATGAGGGCTTCATCTACGAGGCTATGTTCAAGGTGGAAGCGTTGAAGCGTATGTTTGACGTGTTGGAACCGTCAACAGTCCAGCCTTATGACGTGCTGGTGGAATGCCCACGGGGATTGGTGAAGGTACAGGTTAAAGGGAGCAACCTAGTTGGGCATGGCGACTCAATGCGGTTCAAGGTTAACGACAACAGAAGGGTAACTAATTACACAAAACTATTCGACGTAATGGCTTGCTACCTACAGCCGTATAATTGTTGGTACTTAATACCATCAGCCACAATAACGACAGGCTCCCTTCGTCTTTTCCCTAAAACGAAAACCAAGATTAGTAAGCGGGAACGATACAAGGAAAATTGGTCCCTCTTTTACGAACAATAAAAACAAAAAGGATAAACATGAGTAACAAAGAACAAACAGTCATTCTGATAGACGGTGACGTACTAGCCTACGAAGCAGGGTTTACCAGCCAGTACCCTGTTGAATGGGAAGAAGACCTGTGGACACTGCACGGTGACATGGGCAGAGCCAAGGACTACGTCCACGAACGTATCAACGAACTGGAAGAACATCTGTGTGCAACGTCTACCATTGTTGCGTTCAGTGACAGTGCTAACTTCCGACGTAAGCTTAACCCATTATATAAAAGTAACAGGCGAGCATCGTTCAAACCCATCTTGATCAAGCCTATCCGTGAGTGGATGAAGGAGACGTTTGAGTGTGAGTGTTGGCCCAACCTAGAAGCTGACGACGTACTGTCCATCCTCGCTACTGAAAGACCCAACAGATTAGACACACGTATCATTGTCAGTATCGACAAGGACTTTCACGGTGTACCAGGTCGTTGGTACAACTTCAGAAAGCAAGAACATCACCATCCCAGCGAAGAGATGGCTGACCGTTTCCACCTGATCCAGACAATCTCTGGTGACCACACAGACGGGTACAGCGGTGTACCTAAGTACGGTGTGAAGACAGCAACCAAGTACCTCGACAAGGAAGGCTACACTTGGGACGCAGTGATGAAGCTGTACGACAAAGCCGACCTGCCAGAAAGCGAAGCAGTAATGAATGCGTGGATGGCACGACTACTACGTAAGAACGAATACAATCTAAAAAATAAGGAGATAAACTATCTATGGCTACCAAAGACCTTCCAGACAGCGGACAAAAGAAGATATTCAACTCAGGTGCACAGCGTGACGGGGACGCTGGACGAGGACGACCAAGCCTTATTCCCCCATGCGCCATTCGCTCCCTTGCCGACCGCTACGAACAAGGAGCCGTCAAGTATGGTGACTGCAACTGGATGAAGGGTGTTCCCCTCAGTCGGTACGTAGACAGTCTGTCCCGTCATTTACTAGCAGTGAACGAGGGTGATGAATCAGAAGACCACCTTGGTGCAATCCTGTGGAATGCAGCGTCCATGATGTGGACAAAGCAAGCCATCAAGGACGGTAAGCTCGACGAAAACCTTAATGACTTAGCATTCAATGAATAACCCTATACGAAAATTACCCGATTTAAGTAAGGACTTGATCGACCGTTTGGACGAGATGTACCCAGCACGTTGTGCCGACATTAGTTGGCCCGACCGTAAGGTGTGGTACTACGCAGGACAACGTGCGGTCATTGACCATCTCATTGCAGTTTATAATGAACAGAACGAAACAATCATCATACAGGACTAATTATGTGTTTATCACGACCCAAAATGTCACCCCCGCCACCACCGCCACCACCAGCACCTCCTCCACCAGTGCCTACGGCTGCGGTAGTCCAACCTGCGTCCAAAAGGGCTGCTGGTTCTGCAACCAAGCGTAGACGGGGAACAGCACAACTGACGGTCCGTCGTCCTTCTGTTGGTGGATACAGTGGAGGATCGGGGGTGAACGTCCCTAAATAGGAATTACAACTATGAGCGTTATATCACTACAAAAAAACACGCTGATGAGCGGAGTTACTGCCAACACCACAGGCAGCAGTCATGGAACGGAACACGCTAAGGGCTGGACGTTCTCCATTGTTGCTGAATCGGTGAGCAGTGGTGCTACTGTGGACATTCAGGCATACGTTGGAGCGAACTGGTACAGCATACACGAAGAAGTAATTACAGCTACTGGTGCGTACATGGTCCGTGACGACGAAGGTCATTACGAGAAGATGCGTGCCAAGGTCAGTAACTATTCTGACGGTACGTACACAGTCTACGCAACAGGTACAGCTAACTCACTCTAGCGTATGAAGCTACCGTCCCTTACGACAGATTCTGCTTCCAAATTTTCGAGGCTACCTAACAAATTTAATAGGTTACCCAACAGGTTTACACGGTCGTCAAACCTTGTACCGACTGTGCCTGTGGGTGGAGACATTAAAGGGACGGTGTTGGTACGTATTAGCGCGACCGCTACACCAACACTAAGCGTAACACGTTCAGCTACTGCATCCGTAACAATTACTGCAACAGCAAACGGTCAACAAACAGACCAACAGTATTACCGTTCAGCCAACATATCGGTAACGATTGAGGCAACGGCAGATGGAGGTTTAACAACACAGACTCACAGCGGTACAGCGTCCTGTCAGGTTAACCTTAGTGCAAGTGCGATTGGCTTTAATCCGAATACGGATATTCCTGACGAAACAGCTAACGGCAACCACATGACAATAAACGGTAGTCCGACATTTAGCACGGACGCTGCTGTTGGTACACGGGCATTTGACGTAGGCAACAGCGACTACGGTTTAGTCGAAAATTCGTTTCAAGATACTTTCCGATCACCGTTTAGTTTCAGCGTTTGGTACAAACCCGATCAAGCAGATATAGGCAGCAACGTTGACTACTTACTTTATACAGACGTAAACGGAACAGGGGATGACTATTACAGACTCTATCATTTTGGTAAGAAGCTACGCTGGACAACAGACATAGGGTCTAGTCCTTCTACCCTTGTAGACACTGCGTCAGATGTTTGGTCATCCTCATCGGTTTACAAACATATCGTGGTAACAGTAGCAAGTGACGGTTCCCCTACATTTTATATTAACGGGTCCGCTGTTTCGATGACCACAGACTCAACGCCCGAAGACACGGACATATCTAACTACACAAACACATCTGGCTTTAGAATCGGGAGTGGAGTTGAAGGTATATTTGATGACGTTTCTATGTGGTCTACCGAACTAACCAGCACACAGGTCAGCAACCTTTACAACAGCGGTAACGGCACAGACCTAACAGGTAGTAGTAATCTCGCTGGTTGGTGGAAGATGGGTGATAGTAATGTAACCTCTACAACACACTCAGGAACAGCAACAGTTTCTGTAGGCGTTACAGCATCTGCTAGTGGCACTCACATTCAGAGCGACGAAAGTATTGTTGAAGGATTGACAGGTAAGCTCTGTTGGTTCGACGCTAACGATATTACTGGTTCCAGCAACGGTGATGCTCTTTCTAGTTGGCCTTCCAGACATGATAGTGGGGTAAGTGCATCTAACAGTACATCATCCACCCAACCAATCTATAACACTAATCAGGTCAACAGTCTGCCAGCAGTAAACTTCGATGCTGACTACCTAGAGGTTAATTACGGAAGTAACACTACTCAACCCGTTACCGCATTCATTGTATGTGCGTATGATGTTACTAGCGGAGGCGGTAGCAACAATGCTTTAGACGGGCGTGACAATCCTAGTGGTTACAGGGCAGTCAACTTCTCAATGCGGTCAACAGGTTGGGGTAGTTACGCTGGCTCGTCATGGATGGCACCAACAAGCGGTTCACCTGATACTGACTGGCATTACTTCACAGTCTATCTGAACGGTGCTTCCAGTTATGTCCGTAAAGACGGAGCCAGTCACGCAACAGGTAATCCAGGAACACAAGGCACTAACGGACAGATTCTGGGTATGTGGAAAGGCAAGAACACCTCCTACTACATGAACGGTAAGATTGCTGAAGTGTTGATCTTTGATGGCACACTTTCCGACACAAACCGCAACACCACTGAGAGTTACCTAGCCGATAAATACAATATCTAATGGCAAAGCAATATCTACTGCTCGACACTGTTTCTGAATGGGACGCTGCCAATCAACAGGCTGAAGAGGCACTAGGTATACCCAACGCCAATGCTGCTGAATACGCAGAACGTCACACCGTAAACAACCCAGAACATACTGACTATGGCAAACACATCCTGCCCGTAACGGAGGAAGTAGCCCATCTATTCAGCAATCAAACACTTTTAAACAATCCAGATGGTGAGTGGTACACCGATCCAGACGGAATTTAACAAACACAATAAATAACAGGAGACATAACTATGTCAAAAGCATCAAATTACGTTGAGAACCAGATTCTCGATTTTTATCTTAACCAAGGCACGGGAGCAGGAGGTTCTGTTACTGCACCTAGTACCATCCACCTTGGACTTTTTACAGCTAACCCAACGGAAAGCGACGAAGGTTCAAGCGGTGGAACAGAAGTTAGTGGAAACAATTATTCCCGTGTGGCGATTACCGACAAGTTTGATAACGCATCGGGTGACGGCACACTTTCCAGTAACGCTAATATTACTGGCTTTACAGCAACAGGAGGAAATTGGGGAACTGTCACAGGCGTAGGTATATTCGATAGTGCCTCTGGTGGTGAACTACTATTTTGGACTGCACTAGACAGTTCCGCTACCGTCAATAATGGTGACTCGTTCCAAATCTCCGCTGGCAACCTAACTGTAACCGTAGCCTAACAACATCATGCAACAGGAAGAGACTGCACAGAATCTATATTCGCAACTGGAAAACCAGCGGTGGTCCTTCCTTGATCGTGGAAGGCAAGCTTCCGAGTTAACTATTCCATACATTCTACCACCCGATGGAGCGAATCACGCTACCAAGTACTACACTCCATATCAGGGTATTGGGGCGAGAGGTGTTAACAATCTAGCAAGTAAGCTGCTGTTGGCACTTCTTCCCCCCAATGCTCCCTTCTTCCGACTGACCATTGACAGGTTTGAGTTGGACAAGGCCAAGTCTGAACTTGGTGAAGAAGGCGGTGAGCAACTACGTACTGACCTTGAGAAAGCACTGGCAGAAGTTGAACGGTCTGTCATGCAGGAAGTTGAAGTGGAAGCATTCCGTGTTGGAGTGTTTGAAGCACTGAAGAACCTGCTCATCACAGGCAACACTCTGTTGTATCTACCTGACGAAGGTGGGATGCGTGTGTTCCGTCCTGATCGGTTTGTTGTGAAGCGTGACCCAATGGGCAACGTAACGCACATAGCCACCAAGGAAACAATAGCACCCATGATGTTGCCAGACAGCGTCAGGGACGAAGTGTACAAGGACAGCGGTAAAGAAAACACCTGTGACCTGTACACGGCTATCTGTCGTCGGGACAACAAGTTCATTGTCTACCAAGACGTTAAAGGCATTACCATTGAAGAGAGTTACGGTGAATACCCACTGGACAAAGTACCTTGGTTACCACTCCGTTACACCCGCATTGACGGTGAAGATTACGGACGAGGCTTTGTCGAGGAATACATGGGTGACCTGAAGAGTCTTGAAAGCCTTACAAGGGCGATTGTCGAAGGTTCAGCCGCTGCTGCCAAGGTGTTGTTCATGGTCAACCCTAACGGGACGACAAGGGCCAAGACACTTGCAGAAGCAGCCAACGGTGCAATCGTTCAAGGTAGTGACGCTGACGTTAGTGTGTTGCAGCTACAGAAGTTCAACGACTTTCGTGTGGCTCAGACCACAATGGCAGCAATACAGGAACGACTAAGCCATGCCTTCCTACTCAACAGTAGTGTTGTACGGGACGCTGAACGTGTTACCGCTGAAGAAATACGTATGCTCTCACAGGAGCTTGAAGCTGCGTTAGGCGGTCTGTACTCAATTCTTTCACAGGAGTTTCAACTTCCTTTGGTCACCAGCCTCATGGCTAGAATGAACAAAGAAGGACGGCTCCCCAAACTTCCAAAAGACATAGTCAAACCAACCATTGTAACAGGGGTTGAGGCTTTAGGTCGAGGTAACGACTTGAACAGGCTTGACATGTTTCTGGCGGGAGCCACTCAAGTTGTTGGACCAGAAGCTGTTTCTCAGTACGTCAATGTGGGTGACTATTTTAAACGCAGGGCAACTGCTCTGGGTATTGAAACGGAGGGACTAATCAAAAGCGACGAACAGTTACAGCAAGAAGCACAGGCTGCACAGATGCAGCAGATGGCTGAAAAGCTGGGTGGTCCAGCCATTAACGCAATGAGTCAACAGGCTATGGCACAACCAGACGCTGAGCCACAACAATAAGGAAACAAGAACAATGGCAGAATTAAGCCGTGTAACGATAAACGAACTAACACCTGGCGAAGTAGAGCCAGCCGAACAACCAGCAACTGAAGAAGCTGCTCCCCAAGTCCCACACAACACAATGACTCAAGGCGAGTTACCGTTGGAGACTGAAGAGCAACAGCCACACCTAGCTGACAGTTCAGAGGAAGAAGGACAAGACCCTGAAAAGGGTGGACTGGAAATACGCAAGGACGACCGTCCTGAATGGTTACCTGAGAAATTCAACAGTGTGGAAGACATGGCTAAAGCCTACTCCGAGTTGGAAAAGAAGATCGGTCAGCCACAGGAAAAGAACGACAACAGTGAGACAGTTAGTGAAGGTCAGGAAACAATCCAGAATGCCAGCGTTGAGTTTTTCGAGAAAGGTGAACTGTCCGAAGACACATACGAAGCACTTGCCAAGGCAGGTCTGAGTCGTGAGTTGGTAGACAGTTATGTTGCTGGTCAGTCGGCTTTAATACAGAACGAGCAGGACGCTATCCGAAACGTAGCTGGTAATGACTACGATAAAATGTCCGAGTGGGCAGGTAAGAACCTCAGTGACGACGAGATGAGAGCGTACAACGACGCTGTTACATCAGGTACTATCGACCAAGCCAAGTTCGCTGTGAGTGGACTGTATGCCCGTTACAAGGCTGAGAACGGTAACCAACCCACGTTAACAATGGGTAACACCGCTGGCTCTGGTTCAATGCCATTCTCCGACATGCAAGACGTTCGTCGTGCCATGTCTGACCCACGTTACAAAGCAGGTGACAAAGCCTACCACGCAGAAGTGGACAGGAGGTTAGCTGTTAGCAATCTTTAACCGAAGGAATAATCATGCAATTCGTACAAGCAAATTGGGAAGCAATACTTCTCGTACTTACGTCGGCTGTTGCCCTAGCATCTGCTGTGGCAGCACTAACCCCAACACCAAAGGACGACAGTATAGTCAAGAAGGTCTACGGACTACTCGACGCACTGGCGTTGAACGTAGGCAAAGCCAAAGATAAGTGAGTTTCCTCACAACGATACTACGTACAATCTTTGAAGCACTTTTTAAAAACGTCATCAATGAAGTTAAAAAACCAGTTAAAGCTGAAGACGCTCCTAACAGCCCTGATCGTGACCGCTTTCTTGAGCGGATGCGGGGCTTCGAGGGTAGTCTTCATCGACTCCCAGAGTCAAATCTTTCGAGTGGGACCAAACGTAAAAGGTAAGGTCTACCACTGGAATGGCGAGGAGTGGCAACTAAGCGGCAACAAGGTTGAGTACCCAGAGGGTCACTTTGTTGGCGGGTTAACTCCCGAAGACGACGACTAACACTTTCACGAAACAGGCATTAACGAATGTCACAGCCCCGTGCGCGGGACAACTGTTGGACAAGCGAACGTGCAATGACGTGGCTACAAACCCACAACAATCATTCAATATAGAAAGGCCATATCATGGCAAATTCAGACACATCCCCATCACGGGTAGGTTTAGTTGAAGGTGGTTCCGACAACCAAGCGTTGTTCCTCAAAAAGTTCAGTGGTGAGATTCTTACCACGTTTGAGGAAAAGAACATCATGAAACCCCTCCACACTATCCGTACTATTCAGAACGGTAAGTCCGCACAGTTCCCAGTGACTGGTGTAGCAACAGCTTCATACCACACACCTGGCCAGAACATTGCTGACGCAGGTAACAGCTACCTTTCCGATATTAAGAAGACCGAGAAGGTCATTAACATCGACAAGGTACTTCTAGCATCTTCGTTCCTTGCGAACATTGATGACGTAATGAACCACTATGACATTCGCAGCGTCTACGCTAACGAGCTTGGCAATGTACTTGCTAACCGTTTCGACACTGCTGTCATCAAGACGTTCATAGCTGCTGCCCGTTCTTCTGCTAATCTCTCGCAGACTGCTAAGACTGGTGGACAACTCGACGTTACCGCTAACAGCTTTACCGCTGACAGTGACGAAGCAACTGGTGGACTTACTGGCGCACAACTTATCGCTGCTCTGTTCACTGCTGCTCAGAAGCTTGATGAGAATGACGTATCTGGCGACGGACGCTTCTGCGTGTTGTCACCTGAGAATTACTACAAGCTCATCACTGGTGGTGGTGCTAATGGTCAGATCAACGTAGCCAACAGTGCGGTTAACTCCGACATTGGTGGTCAAGGTTCTGTTGCCACTGGTAACATCCCACAGATTGCTGGCATCAGCATCTTCAAGAGCAACCACGTACCTACCACGGACCTATCCAGTACAGCTACTGGTGACGGAGCGTCAAACAATGACGTATTCGGTGGCAGCGGTGCTGGCTACAACGGTGACTTTTCTGACACTGTTGGTATTGTTGCCCATTCCTCCGCTGTTGGTACGGTCAAACTACTCGACCTTGCTACCGAGTCGGAATACCAGATTGAGCGTCAAGGCACATTGTTCGTTGCAAAGTATGCAATGGGACACGGTGTACTTCGCCCTGAGTCTTGTATCGAACTGGTCAAGTAAGAGCTTGATCTAATTTTGTCGTTACCCTCCATTGTGGGGTTAGGTAAGGTTTGTTTTATCATCGTTTTCCTTGTCCTTACCTAACTCCCTTTGGGGGGTAGTTGACACAACACACACACAAATATGCCGACACTTACTTCCAAGCTAGAAGCAATCAACACCATGCTGGGTGTTATCGGGGAAACTCCCGTCAACAGCATAGGCACGGGAAGCAGTCGTCCCGTTTCCGTTGTACAAGCCGAGAGCCTGTTAGACGAAACAAGTCGTGAAGTGCAGAGTGACGGCTGGCATTACAACACCCAACACGACTACCCGCTGCAAAAGGACACATCCAACAAAGTAGTCCTGCCTACCAACACGCTCCGTGTGGACACTGAAGTAGGCAAATACAGCGATATAGACATAGTACAGAGGGGTACTACCCTTTATGACCGCAAGAACCATACAGACGTGTTTACGGAGGATCTAAAGGTAAGCATCACGTTCTTGCTAGACTTTACCGAACTACCAGAACAGTTCAGAAACTACATAACCATCAGAGCAGCACGACGCTTTGGTGTACGTTTCCTTGGCAGTCGTGAGATAGAAGCATTCACGCTTCGTGATGAGATTGAAGCTAAAGCCAAGGCTATTGATTCAGACAGTGAAAACGCTGACCGCACCATCTTTGATAACTACGACGTGTATCGTACCCTTGACCGCTAATGCCACTACTAACGACTAGCGTACCGAATCTCTCACAGGGAGTATCGCAGCAACCTGACAACCTACGTTATCCAGGACAGGGTGAGTCACAAGTCAACGCTTACAGTAGTGTTGTGGATGGTCTGGTTAAACGACCCAGCACACGTTACGTCGGTACGTTGGAAAGTAGTAGCATCAGTGCAGACAGTCTGGTTCATATCATTAATCACGACAGCGATAACAGACATGTGTTGGTCATTACACCTAGTTCCAACACAGCAAAGGTCTACAACACGTCTGACGGGTCAACCGTATCTACGTTGTCCAACAGCTATGTTAATGTAGCTAAACCAAGAGAGAGTCTAAAGGCTCTGACCATAGCTAACACAACGTACATCCTTAATAAGACGACAACTACCGCTATGGACACGTCACAAACGTCTAACGCGCTGGTTAAGGAAGCTATCGTCTTTGTTAAACAGGGTGACTACAGCAAAGAATACACCGTTACTATCGACGGTGCTGACAAGACATACACAACAGGCGACGGGTCATCTTCTAACAGTGATTCACTCCATGCTTCAGCAGGTGACGGAACTGATGCTTCATCTGAAACAATAGCAGCAGGGTTAGTCAGTGCTATTGGTACGATCAGCGGAATAACAGTTGTTCGTAACGGTTCAGTCATCAAGCTAACCAGTACCAACTCTACGTTTACTGTCTCAGTCAGAGACGGTCTGTCCAACATTGGGTTGGGTATGGCTTATCAGGAAGTTTCCGCTATCACTGACCTGCCTAAGAGTTGTTACCAAGGCTTTACCGTAAAGGTGAAGGGTGACGTTGAACTGGTACAGGACGACTACTACGTTAAGTTTGTAGTCAAAGAAGGTGACAGCGTTGCTGCTGGTACGTTTGGTGAAGGTTCATGGGAAGAGACAATAGGCCCAGAAGTACAGACGACCATAGATAACACGACCATGCCTGTTAAGCTGGTTCCTGCTATTGGCTTTGGCTCATACACTTTAAACACAACGACATGGACCAACAGGTTAGTCGGAGATGCAGACACTAATCCTGACCCTTCGTTTATCGGTAATCCAATCTCAGACATTTTCTTTTATAAAAACAGGCTAGGCTTTCTTAGCGGACAGAACGTAATCTTCAGTGAAGCAGACAGTTACGACAATTTCTTCCGCACGACAGTCCTGACACTGTTGGACAGCGCACCCATCGATGTAGGTGTTAGCCACACCAAGGTCAGTCTGTTAAAACATGCTATTCCCTTTCAAGAGAAGCTGGTGTTGTTCAGCCCGCAGTCGCAGTTCGTGTTGCGTGGTACTGACCTGCTAACACCCAAGACAGTTAATATCAGTCCGATCACCGAATACAACGTGACGGAGAATGCACAACCGTTAGCGTTGGGTAACTTTATCTACTTTCCTTTTGAACGTGGTGGCTTTCAAGGTGTGTATGAGTTTTACGTAGACAGCACCACTGATGTGTTTGACGCTTCAGAAATAACCAGCCACGTACCCAAGTACATTCCAACTGAGTTAAAAGAAATACGGGGTACACCTTCCGAAGACGTGATGGTTGCCACCACAACAGGCAACACCAAGCACCTGTACGTCTACAAGTACTTCTGGCAAGGCAAGGAGAAGGTACAGAGTAGCTGGTCACGGTTTGAGTTTAAGAACGACGTGATAGGCACAGGCTTTGTTAACAGTGACCTGTTCATGGTTACTACTGACGGAACCAACACCTACCTTGAGTCAATGCCTATGGAAGCTGGTGTGACCGACACAGGTAAGGACTACACCATACTGTTGGATAGTAGGGTTAATGGTTCAGCACTTTCCAGAACATACGACAGTGCTACTAAACTTACGACTATCGACAACATCCCATTCGATCCTGTTAACGCTGTGGTCTACACTGCATCAGGTCAACGGATTGTGGTTAGTAGGGTAGACGCTAACACAGGTACTGTGCCTGTTGACGTTAGTGACGGTGCTTTCTTTATCGGCTTTGAATACAACATGGAATACCAGTTCAGCGCACAGACGCTGAAACAGCCAACAGAACGAGGCGGTAAGTCCAGTAGTAACTTTACCCACCAGACACTCCGCAACGGAGCGATTGACTACGCAGACACAGGTCACTTCACAGTGGAAGTAACACCCCTGTACCGTGATACGTACAACTACGTGTACAACCCTACCCACCTTGGAGCAGACAGTGTGATAGGTTCGTTGGTGTTGGACAGTGGTTCTTTCCGTTTCCCCATACATGCCAAACACGACGAAGCTACGATCAAGATAAAGTCGTCGTCGGCTTTGCCAGCACAGATACTGGCAGCAGAGTTTGAAAGCTTCATTACTCCACGTTCACAAAGGTACGGTGGATAGAGCCACATACAGCGACTGTCGGATACGACCAGCAATACCCATGTTGGACAGTTGGTGGCTATACGAAGACATGCGTGTTGAAGACATGCTTGAAGTTATTGGTCTGGGTACACACCCACGACAGGCTTGCGAGCAATCGTTTGAACACAGCACTAAGGCGTTCACCATCATGCAAACACCCGTCAACAAGTTAGCAGCTAGTTTCGGTGTGTGTGATACAGCCGTGGACGGTGTGGGTTGTGTCTGGATGCTAGGCACACACAGAATTTACAACATACGAAATACCTTTATTCGACACAGCCGTGAGTGGAAGGACGAACTGCTAGGTGACTACCGCATGGTGACCAACCTTGTAGCCAAGTCCAACCTGTTAAGTATGCGTTGGCTCAAGTGGTTGGGTGCAGAGTTTATCCGTGAACCAACGGAAGGGTATTTAGAATTTATAATCATTAACACCAAGGACTAAGAATATGTGCGACCCAGTATCAATGGCAGTTGTTAGTGGTGCTTCAGCTTTAATGCAGTACCAAGGGCAACGACAAGCCGCTCGACAGCAAGCACGTTATCAGGCCCAAGCTTCAGCAGCCGAACGTGCAAGGTTCCTTCAGGAACAAACAAGTTTACGGATGAGGCAATCTCAGCAGCAAGAAGCAACCAACAAGGAGTTGGGTGACATTGCGCTGAAGAGCCGTGAAGCCATCTCTCGTGCCAGAACGTCCGCAGGTGAGGCTGGGGTAGCAGGAGCAAGCGTTGACGCTCTCATGGACGATTATATGCGTCAGGAAGCGAACTACCGCACAGCACTGCTTCGACAACAAGAGTTTCAAAACATCAACACGGGACTGGCACTTAGTGATGCTGGCTTTCGTTCACAAAACAACCTGATTGGTATTAACCGTCCGATCAACCGACCATCGTTCCTGACAGCAGGATTAAGTGCAGTCAGTGGAGCAGCTAGTGGTTACAGGACAGGGTTGGATATAAAAGCAGCACGAGCAACAACAGGATAATGGCTACAAGAGTACAGACCCAACTTCTTCCAGAAGCACCCAATCTTCAACCAACCATTTCCGCTGGTGGACGATACACCGTGCAGGTGCAACAAGCTGGTAAGAATAAGTGGAACGATTTGGCTGATGCGTTATCACAGGTAAACCCAGCACTACGTGAATATGGTGCTATTCAACAAATCAATTTAGAAGAAGGTCGTAAGCTTGGTGAAGTTGACGCTGCCAAGAACCAACTAGACATTGCTCAGAGCGATATGGACAAAGCGGGAGAGCGTTTGGTTGATCAAGGACTACTGCCCCGCTCACAGCTTCTTGGCTACCAACAAGGCTACCGTAAACGTATCGGACAACGTGTGGCTCGCAACACCTACATGACAGGCTTAAACAGTCGCATGGACGAGATAACCGATCCAGAAGCTACAGACGACGTGTTGGATCGTGTTATGGCTGAAGAACGTCAGAAGGCGCGTGAGACGCTACAAGGTCGTCCGTTGGCTGAAGAAGGTTTTACCGAATACGCCACCAACATTGAGAACAGATTTATATCATCAGCCACAACTAAGCGTGACGCTGCTGTTCAAAGCTACAACGAGAACATAGTCATTGAAGATTTAAACGAACGGTTTGGTTCACGTCTTATCGGAGCAAACCCTGACGACATAGGCTCAATACAAAACGAGATAAAGAACGAGTTGGACCGACTAGCCGACACAGACAAGTTTGATCGTAGTCGCGTGGTTGAAATGTTCTGGAACGGTGTTGGTATGCCGACAGTCACAGGATTGATTGTAGACGGACAACCTGACAAGGCTGAGAAAGTCTTGGAAGCTATGTTGGACATTGACCTAACAGGTAAGGGCGGTCGTCTAGGTAACATTAACCGAGAAGGTGCTTACATACGTTCCCGTGCTGTTGAGTTACGTAATCGCATTACTGCAAAACGTGACCAACTAGAGAGCGAAACAGGTAAAGAAGCTGACAACATCGAAAACCTGTATGTTCCTGCTGCGTCTGCTGTTGTGTCAGGTATGACCAATAACACAGAAATAGACCAACGAAGTATTGATGCTATCTCACGTAGCCTACAAGACGCTGGTTACCCTGAAGAAGAGTCAGGACTGATTGCCAACTCTCTACTTGAGTCACAAGACCTACAGGAGTTTCAACGCTACCTGACAAAGTATTTAGACGACGATAGTAAACGTATGGCTTACGGAGAAGCTCAACAAAGGTTTACTCGTTTCAACATCCTTGTTTCGCAGGAAAAGCAATACTTTGTTACCAGCGAACAGATAGACATGATGGTTAAAGGTTTTCAGGATGCTAAAGCAAAAAACCCTGATCTTACTGCCAACGAATACGCAGCATCTGGGGCAGAGATGGGAGTCGGTCCAGTTACAGACCCGAAAGCTAAAGCAGCACTTCAAGGCGCACAGTTAGAACTGGAAGCTCAAAAATGGTTTATCGGATCAGAAGAACAAAAGGTTAGCCAAAACACCTTTGAAAACAACTTAAAGGACCAGATTGTTCTAACCCACGGTGATGATGATAGAACAGCGACAGACGCACAGTTCCTAAGTCCTTACGAAAAGGATTACAGACTAGAGTACATACGCTTAGTTAACGAAGAATCTTCCAAGTTAGTGAACGACCCTAACAAAGAAGAGAAGATGAAAGAGGCTGAAGCAACCATCAGCAAGAAATTACTAGACCGTTGGACACGATTACAGGAAACACTCAGAACAGCGGAAGACGCAAGCGTAGACCTAACCTCACCTGCTGGTAAACCCCCTGAGTTACAATCCCTTAAAGAAGCGTACAAAAAAATGTGGGATGAAACTCTCCCGTTCTGGCAACGAGGAATTGATGCTGTCACCTTCGGTCAGTTAGTGAGGGAGTTTGAATCAGATATAGGTGTAAAGTTTGACACAAACGATCCGTCTAATCTTAAAAAGTATGTTGCACACTTAGAAAAACAACTAGCCAACGATCCTAAAATACAGAAAGACGGTAAGAGAAAAGCTGCCGTTGAAAACATGGTAGACACTTACCATAAGGTGTTTGGCTTTGAAGATATTAAACAAGTTCCTGACGGAGCGGTTGACGAAGGTTACGACTATCGTTTGACCAAGATGTTTGGCAGTCCTGAAAAGTTAAACGCTTCTGTCCAGCAGTTTGCTAGGGAATTAAAAGAGTTTGACGGTTTAGAATTAGGTGACCAAAACCGAGACACGTTTGAAATGCTACGCTTAATGCGAGACAAGTTTGGTATTCTTACTATGGACGATATTAAAACATTCTGGAACCAACAGAGTAAGTTATTCAACCCTACCCAACGATAAGTGGCAGATAAACCTTACGACCCTTACAGTTTGGACTTTATGAACGAAAGTCCGCTACCGACTGCTGCACCTCAACCAAACACACAGGCGACAAGCGACCCATACAACCTTGATTTTATCAATCAACCAGTCGCTGCTCCTATGCCTTCGCAATCCCCTAGCGAATACGAACTAGCTGAAGACGATTACCTACGTTCTGAAACGTCATGGTCGTTCTGGGGAGCGGTAAGAGGCACTGGACGGACAATAGCACGTATGCCTGTACGAGCCACACAGGACATATACAACGCTGTGGGTGATTTGTTCTCTGTCGAAAAAAGAGCAAAGTGGGACGAAGATTGGTTTGGTAAACCACAAAATGCTGTTGAAGACATAACAGCCGACATTGGTTCTTACATAGCTACCTTCCTAGTTCCTGGTGGGGCTATTGCCAAAGGAGCGACCGTTGCGTCTAAAGCAGCAGGTGGAGCGAAGGTTGTCACAGCCCTGTCCAAAACAGAGAAGGGCAGAAAGGCTGTTAAGTTTGGAAAGATAGTCGGAGAAGGTGCTGTTGCTGGTGTTGTAGCTGATTACATTACATCAGACACAGGCGACGAACGCGGCATGGCAGCAGTCCAGAAACGATTGGAAGATGTTGCTAAGGGTGCAGCCATTGGTGCTGGCATTAATCTGACTGGTCACGGTCTTGCTCGTACTGTTGGTGTAGGTGTTAAAAAGATACGTGCGTTAAAAAAGGTCCAGAAAGCAGCCGAAGGTAAAGGTGATGCTGTTGCTGCCCTTAAGTCTTTAAAGAAGGCCATAGACGAAGAGAATGCCCTTAAAAGCGATGTGATTGACGAAGTACAACGCACCGACGAAGCGTTAAAGCCTTTAGACCTGAACAACTTAAGTAAAGAAACAGACGACGTTGCTGCCAAACAGACCGACGACCTTGAGGTTGCGCCTGAAAAAGCACCGTCTGAAAAACCAGTAGACGCACCGAAAAAGAAGGAGACTCAAGAACCGTCACCTGAACAAGCGTTGTTGGAAATAGACGACTTTATCAAAAAGGGACAAAGCCTACCCGATCAGGTCAATCGCTTGATACGACTGAACGTAGCGGTGGCTGAATCATTACATCCTAAAATGTTGTCGGTGTTAGGTAAGATTGCTGGCTTTTCAAAGCGTACACCATCGAATGCTGAGATAGACACAATACGTCAACTTGTAGGTGACATGGAACTAGACCTTCACCGCTACAAGAAGATGATTGAGTTACGTGCTAGGGCTGGGAATTTATCAGGTAAGCTACTGGTAGCCTTCAAAGGTAAACCAATGGATTTTAGTAAACCGTTTACCTACAAGCCTGAAGCTTTGAAACACAGGCGACAGGTAGACGAACTACTCTCGTTTGTACAAGGCACGAAGAACGGAAGCATCAGCGACGAGTCGGTACTGGCTGGTATTCAAAAAGAATTAGGCGAGTTGGCTGAAATAGAAGGCGGTAAGTCGCTGGCTGATGTTATCAGTGATTCATTTGCCAGTACCCGTGACAAGTCCACCGAAGACATTTGGAGCAGCTACCAGAAAGAAGTAACTGACCGAGTAACTAAAGAGTTGGTGGACGGCACTCCGAAACAAAAAGCAGCACTTGGTGAGTTTACGGACCGCATGACCAAGACCCTTACTGACGCAGTTAAGGTAGATAAACCTGTTGCCAAGGTGATGAACAAGGCGTTGCGGGAAGTGGAGAACATCTTGGGCAACCCTGACAAGTACAAGGACACGATCAACAAGGTCATTAAAGAAATTTCAGACTCTGACAAAATTAAAGCAGCCGACAAAGAAAAGGCTATCGACACACTGAACGACGTGTTGTCAGGTCAAACAGGTAAGACGTTGTTTGAAAGCCTTCCACAACGTCAGAAGTTGGTGAACAAAATCATCAAGGAAGAGTTGGAAAATGTAGGCACAACAGTAGCCAAGGCTGTCAAAGAAGGACGTGAGACTGAGGTACTAGACGAAGTGTTGGAGCGTATCGCCAACAAGTCTGAACTGAACGATTTTCAAAAAGAAGTGTTAATCCGCAATGTACGGGTAGAGTTGGCAAACGCTATCACCGATATAAAGGACGACATAATCCGCAAGTTTATCAGTAAGGAACTGTATCAGAAGGTAGGTCTAAAAGAACAACTCAAAGAGTTGGACGAAATGTCTGACAAAAGTATTGAAGAAATACGCCAGTACCTAGCTGACACAAGCCGACAGATTAAACAAACACCTGAAGATATTGCCATACTCAAGAACGAAGTTGTACAAGCACGTAAGGAGTTGGAGACACGTTCTAACAACGCCTTCGTTAAAGAACTGCTTAATAAACTAGGACGACTACAAGAGTATCAAGCTGGCGACAGTCGTTGGGAATTGTTTGTTAGAGCGGCTGAGAAGTACCGTCTCAACAGTATGTTGTTCAGTCCTAGAACGTGGGTAGTGGGTATTCCATCAGCATTTTTTAACCTTGGTTATCAACCCGTTAAGCGAGCGTTACAAACATACGCTAAAGCCAGAGACGCTGGTATAGGCGAAGCAGTAAGTAGAAAAGAAGCGTTTGACCTTGCTACTGCCGAACTAAAGGCAATGTCTGAATACTTTTCTAACTGGACTGACATGTTGGCGTTAATGAAGCAGACGTGGAAGAACAACGGTCGGTCAGGTTTTAATCCTAAGTCTTTCAGACGACACGAAGAAGATTTGGTCGATCCAATCAAAGGATCAAGTGACGAACCTCTTAAACTCAATTTCAAGGACCGCAAACAGTTAAAAGATTTAATAGCACGGTACGGTTCTGACACGATAGACAATCGTAAAAAACTCGATAAGTTTCTGGGCGAAGTTATCGAAGGCGACCCAACAACGACTATAGGTAAACTTCTTGATCCGTTGTTTTCGATAAGTTTCCGCTTCATGGGTACGTTAGACGAACCATTCAAATACATGGGAATGATGAGAGCGTTGCGTTCTTCTTCTATGCAAGAGGGTATGGAGAAGGGACTAACGGACAAAGCCTTGAATGACTACGTAGCTAAACGCATGAAGGAAGCTGTAGGCGAGAAAGACGGTTTACCTACATGGTTAAAGAACGAAGAATTTAACGACATTGAAGACTTAGGTTTATCTATCACCTACCAAGAAAAATACGCAGATAAAGCAATCTCCAACATTGCTATGAAGTTTTCAGCGTATTCAAGGTCAGGCGACGACGCTTACTACAACCCTCTGAAAATAGCGTTAAGACTGGCTGTCCCGTTTATCAAAACACCAGCAGCCATCTTCCAATGGACAGTGGACAATCTCCCTGTCTACGCTCAAGGAAAGTACGCTGTGTTGTTAGCAGGTAAGTCCCAGCTACACAGGAAACTGCGAACAGTCAAAGAAAGCATTGAGGACCAGATCAACGTCATGGATAACGCTGTCACAAGTCAGCAGCGTAAAGACGCACAAGATACACTCAATCAACTTCACAAAGACCAAGAAGCTCTTAACGATAAAATCATTGAAGCAAAGTCGGAAGCTTACGCCACGGCTGTAACTTCAACTGTCATACAGGCAGGAATTACTACTGCTATTGCTTTAGGCAACGTCACAGGAACTGGTGCGTATCTGACCGACGACCAACGACGACGGTTACTCGCTCAAGGTTGGCGACCTAACTCCATACGAGTTGGAGATAAATGGTACAGTTATGCAAGGTTTGAGCCTTGGTCTACCTACCTATCCATGCAAGCTGACTTTACGACCTACATGGGGTTACTGAACGCATACGGTCTAGAAGGTTTAGAAAAAGATCAAAACCCACTTCAAGTTCTACACGCTTCGTTCGTTGAGAACCTAAGTAACAAATACTTCGTGCGTGGTTTATATGAACTGTTAGGTGCTTTTGTTGACGAAGATTCAGACATTGAAAGCGTAATGACAAACTACGCAGCTTCTTTAAGTCCACGTATTATCCGTGACCTAGCGACCATCAACGAACCGTTTCAAACACAAGCCACCGATTCTATGTCCCGACTGAAAGAACGGTGGTTAGGTATAAACCCAGGACAGTACCAACGTAACTTACTTGGTGAGAAGGTTGAGCGTGTTTGGTCACAAGAAGGGTTGTACGGCTTGGTTAGTCCTATGCTCATCAGTGACATAAAAGACGATCCTATACTGGAAGAGATTGCTGCTGTACGTGGCACGTTAGGTCAGAGCCGTGTTTATAATAGAGACGGCATTGACTCACGTAAGTACCGCTCAGAAGCAGGTACAACACTCTATGATTCTTGGATGGAACACATGTCCACTTATCGACATAACCGACGCACCCTGCGTCAATCTTTAACTAAGCTTATCAAAAGTAAGGAATACAAAAACGCACCTGAAAGATCGTATGACGGTGAGACAGAAGATAAGCGTCAACTAATTGCCAGTGAATTAACCAAGTACCGACGAGAAGCTTGGAAAGATATGAAGAAAAAAGCTGGCAAGTTTAAATTCTATAACGACGAAGGCGTGCTTTGGACAGACGAAACAAAGGCTGCAAACGTACAGTCAGGAGATGTTCCTAGTTTCCTAGAACTAATCAAAGCCAAAGCAGACTAACCACCAACCATCACTCTATTGAAAAGAAACTATCATGGCTAACACATATGTAGACTACGCAGGCGACGGCAGCACCCAAACCTTTAACTTCAGTTTTGACTACCTTGACGCTTCACATGTCAACGTCGAACTGGACGGTGTAGCTACCACAGCTTTTACTGTTCAAACTTCACCAAAGTCTGTCTTAATGACTACCGCTCCTGCATCAGGGGTTGTTGTTCGTGTACGTCGTAACAGCGATTCAGCTACCAAGCTGGTAGACTTTGTTGATGGTTCTGTGTTGGTCGAGAATGACCTAGACAAAGCGTACCTGCATAATCTCTACCTTAACGAAGAAATAGGTGAGCTGAACGAAAATTCCATGCAGAAGACCGAAGGTAGTACAACCACTTGGAACGCTGGTGGTAACCGTATTATCAACTTAGGTGAACCGACTTTAGCTACCGACGCTGCTTCCCGTCAGTACATTGATAACAAAGTATCATTATCCACTACCAACCTGACAGGCTTTAATAAGTCAACACACACAGGAGACGGTAATTTAACGTCATTTACATTGTCGTTCACTCCACAAACAACTGACGCAAAGGCATTCATTGTTTCTATCGACGGTGTGCTGCAAGTACCCGACACAGCTTACACGCTCAGCGGTTCAGCCATTACGTTTACATCAGCACCGCCAAACGGTTCTACGATCTGTGTTGTAGCTACGGCTGCTGGCTCTACTACTTCAGTAGATAGCGTGCAAGTAACAGCAACAGGAAGCACCCAAGCCAGAGCGTTAAACGATAGATTCGCAGATGTTGTTAACGTCAAAGACTTTAATGCTAAAGGTGACGGGACAACAGACGATACGGCAGCAATTCAAGCAGCATTAAACACAACAGCTAAAGCCGTTTACTTCCCAAAAGGTACTTACGTTATAAAAGCCACAAGCGAAACAACAAGCGATTTTCCTTTAACTTCTACTGTTGCTGATCGAAATATTTACGGCGAAGGGGTAATCACGGCAAATACTATCATTAAACGTGCCTTTAATATCACAGGTGATCGAACAGACATTAGTTTAGATTGTGATGGTAACAGTAAAATTTGTACCTTTATTAGGATCAACGCAGACGATTGCGTAGTCCATGACTCAAGAATTAAAAACCTATATGCAGCAGACTCTACCGATTACAACGTATGGGCAATTTATTTTAATTTAGACGATAAAACAGGCGGGGCAATAGCCAGAGACAATGTTATTGAAAACCTAGAAAATCTAGGGACAGAAACATCTTCTAAGTTTACATCAGGAATTACAGTTGAAGCTAATGCGGATAGATCAAGCAGGGTTTTAATAACTGACAATTACATTGAAGATATTAAAGGAACAGAGGGAGATGCTATTAAATTGATTAATAACGTGAGTAGCACTTACTACTCAATGCCAGCGTTAATATCAAACAATACTATTGTAAACTTCACTAGACGGGCGATAAAAATACAGGCAAACGCAGTTGCGATTATCAATAACAGCTTTGAAAACAACAAAACAGAACAAGGTAGTCTTCAAGGTGTTGTTGATCTGGTACAAGGTGACCATCACGTAGTTAACAATAACATTTTTCGGAACTGTACCTTTTGTTCCCAGATTAAATGTTCAGCAGCATCAGTTGGAGAAACACTCAATAACATTACAGTAAGCAACAATATTATATTGGGCATAGGTAGTGAAACAACCACTGGTATACTATATTTTAAAACAGGAGAGTCTTCATCAACCAAAGGTGACTACCTAACAATCCAAAATAACTTTATTGATGCTGGAGATTACACAGGAAACGCGATAAGCGCAGTTAACGCTAAAAGGGTGGTAGTCACGAACAACCACGTCACTCAAGGTGGTGGTGGCATGTCTCCGTTTTCTCAGACAAATTGCGAATCTGTCGCTTATTTAAATTCGTTAGGCACTGGTGTTAACCCACCTAGTTTAAGACTATCTAATACCGATACATCAGTTACGGATGGGCAAGAATGCGGTGCTTTGGAATTTGAACAAAACGATTCATCCAACACATCAACTGTACACGCTGCGGTAAAAGCAATGTTTGCGGGAACAACAGGTCTAACTGAATTACAATTCAATTGCCGAGCCAACGAACATAAAATGACTTTATCAACTGGTGGTGATTTACTACCTGCTGCTGATAACACTCAAGATTTAGGGTCTTCTTCAAGTCGTTGGGCAACCGCTAGTTTCGGTACGCTTTCAGCAAACGCTTTACCTACTTACGCAGACGATTCAGCAGCTAGTAGTTTAACCGCTGGACAACTTTATAAAACGTCTACTGGCGAGTTAAGAGTTAAACTATAAAAGGACAACCCCAACCAAATGACTAATGGCTATTACCCAAACTCACTCTCGAATGGTCAGCGACGTGGACGCTGGCAGCACCTACCTAACAGGAACAATCGGCACAGCAGCCAACAACATTGTTCAACTGGACAGCACTGCAAAACTACCAGCAGTAGACGGTAGCCAACTGATAAACGTAAGTGCAGGGAAAGTCCTACAACACGTACACGCTTCTGTATCTTCTGTGTTAACAGGCACAACCGTAATGAATGCGGATGATACAATTCCTCAAAATACCGAAGGGAACGAGGTAATAACGCTTGCTATAACCCCGACAAGCGCAACTAGCCGTCTTTTGATAACAGCCAACATCTTCCACTCTGCTGAAATATCCGCATACAACATGATAACGGCATTGTTTCAAGACACAACAGCCGATGCTTTAGCTGCTGTTATGGAAGATGTGCGAGTCAGTACCGCTCCATTAGTAACACCATTAATCTACGAAATGGCAGCAGGAACAACTTCAGCAACTACTTTTAAAATTAGAGCAGGAGCTGGGTCAGCGGGAACTTATACATTAAATGGGTTTTCTGGCAGTCGTATTTTTGGGGGCGTTGCCTCAACTACTTTAAGCATAATGGAGCTAAGCGTATAAAACATGGAACCAATGGCTGAACAAATCTCACACTTTCTCGACAGCATCCTAGCTGTTGTTCTTGGCGTATTCGGTTGGATCGGTAAAAAGTTTAGTGATAGACTTGATAGCGATGAGAAACGTTTAACAAAAATAGAAGTAGAACTAGCTGCTCAACATGAACGTGATATATCCGTTGAGAAACGTATGCAAGGTCTGGAACAGAAACTAGAAGCAATGAACGATAAGCTTGATCGTCTGCTTGAGTTAATCATGAAGAACCAATCACGATGAGACGTAAAGGTGTATCACTTCGCAAGGAACACAAGAGCGACAAAGGTGGACTGACCAAGAAGGGCAGGGACTACTACAACCGTAAGACAGGCAGTAACCTTAAAGCCCCACAGCCAGGTGGTGGTTCACGTAAACGCTCGTTCTGTGCAAGGATGAGCGGTGTTAAAGGACCAATGAAAGACAGTAAAGGAAAACCAACAAGAAAGGCACTGGCACTACGTCGGTGGAAATGCTGATGAGCGACAACACCCGACAACAACTCCACGACCTACAAGCATACGTAGCTAAGACGTACACCATAGCTATCGACCAGATGCACGAAACAGGGGAGTTTAACGCAGCAGTGCTTAACGGTGCACGACAACTTTTAAAAGACAACGATGTGGTGACTGTCAGCGACACAGGCACACCATTAGGTAACCTTGCCAACGTCCTGCCGTTTGACGACGACGACAAGACCAAGGAAGCGATTAGGCAGGGGTAGACCTACCCACGGACGTACAAACGTCTCCTTGCACCCTTAGAACGTCTTCTAGGGGGTGCTACACACAATGGACACTAGTAACAACGACCAAACACTCGACCAACTACGGGACTTTAGGAACTTCCTGTTTGTTGTGTGGAAACACCTGAACCTACCCAACCCAACAGACCTTCAGTACGATATTGCTGAGTTTATGCAACACGGTCCTAAACGATCTGTTGTCATGGCTTTTCGGGGTGTTGGTAAGAGTTGGATATGTTCAGCGTATGTGGTGCATCAACTCCTGCTTGATCCATCCAAGAACTTTCTGGTTGTGTCTGCTTCCAAAAGCAGGTCCGACGACTTTAGTACTTTTACTCTTCGTATTATTAACGAAATACCGTGCCTACAGCATCTTAAACCAAGAGACGGTCAACGGTTCAGTAAGGTTGCCTTTGATGTGGCTCCTGCTCCACCTGCTCATGCACCGTCCGTTAAGAGCCTTGGTATTACCTCACAGCTAACAGGTAGTCGGGCTGATGTGATTGTGGCTGATGACGTGGAAGTTCCCAACAACTCCCAAACACAGGGCATGAGGGACAAGCTTGATGAACAGGTCAAAGAGTTTGAAGCTATCATCAAACCACTGGACACCAGTCGTATTATCTTTCTGGGTACACCACAGTGTGAAGATTCTATCTACTCCAAACTACAGGAACGTGGATACAACACACGGGTGTGGCCTAGTGAGTACACAACACCTGACAAAGCCCAACACCTTTATGGTGATAACCTTGCTCCCTTTGTGATGAAGGACTGCCATGATGAGAACCTTGGTAAGTCAACAGAACCTCTACGATTCAGTGAACTGGACCTAGAGGAAAGACGACTGTCGTATGGACGGTCTGGCTATGCCCTACAGTTCATGCTCAACCCAAGACTGTCGGATGTTGACCGTTATCCCCTCAAAATCAACGACCTTGTTGTCATGGATATTGACAATGAAGTAGGTCCAGAGAAGATCGTCTGGGCTGCTAATCCTGACAACGCCTACGATAACAGTCTGCCTAATGTCGGCTTTAACGGTGACCGTTTCTTCCGTCCGTTTCAAACAGTCGGTGAACACATCCCTTTTACTGGTTCTGTCATGTCCATTGACCCTTCTGGTCGTGGACGAGATGAAACAGCTTATGCCGTTGTTAAGATGCTCAACGGTCAACTCTTTGTGCCAGAAGCAGGGGGTATGCGTGGTGGATACAGTGAGAACACCCTGAAGGAACTGGCTAAGTTAGCTAAGGCTCATAACGTCAACACCATCGTTATTGAATCTAACATGGGTGACGGAATGTTCACCGAACTGTTAAAGCCCATACTAAGGACTATACACCCTTGTAGCCTTGAAGAAGTTCGTCACAGCCAACAAAAGGAAAGACGAATCATAGACACTTTAGAACCTGTCCTGAACCAACACAGACTTATTGTTGACCCAAAGGTCATTAAGGATGACTACCAGTCAGCACAGTCCTACCCACTAGAACAACAATCCAGATACATGTTGTTGTACCAACTGTCCCGTATTACCAACGACAGAGGTTCCCTTCTTCAGGACGATAGACTGGACGCTCTGGCTATTGCCATCGCTTATTGGACAACACAGATGGCACAGGATGCTGACCAACAGATAACAGACCGTAAGGAGGAACTACTCCAACAAGAATTGGAGAAGTTCATGGATACAGCACTAGGGACTAAAACACGCTCCAATACTTGGATGACGGTTTAGTCGTAAATTTTAGTGTTGACATGG